GCAAAGTCTAGTGCTACATTCTCAATATCCCTTACCTCAATGGCAAATGCTTCATCTTCTTTAAGCCACTTATAGTAAGTGCTTCTAGGTATGTCTGCTTTCTTACAAGCTACTGTAACAACTCCTAAACTCTGCTCTAGTGCTTTTAATAGGCTTTCCTTTTTTATGTGTCTACTTTCGTTCATTTCTTATATTTTTCATTTAATATTTTTGGTACTGCATTGTTCCAAGATACCCTATGGTGCAGCCTTGCATTCTCTGTATTCAAAACTGATACCTTTACTGATGATGGACTAAACAAAACACTATAAAATGATTTTACATAAGTACCTTGACTTAAATATATATCAGTTAAACCACCCTCATTAGTTTGTGTGTCTGTTTGTTTAAGTGACACATTGGGTATTGTAAAAAACAAATTTCCTAATGCTCCTAAACTTGTGTAAGCATTTACATCTTTATTAATTCTACCCATAAATTCAAATGGTCTTTCTGTACTACAAAAAAAGCTATTCATACACTTTCTTTTTAAAGCAAGTTTCTTTGCCATACCACTTTGATCACCACCAATCCAATCACCATTTTGTGACATTGCAATACTTTTTGCTGGTATTGATTTATAGAATTTTAATAGTGCTATAAATATATCATCAACATTATTTATATATCCCCTACCTTGATTGTAATAAAGTTTATCATCAAACCTATAACTAAAATCTGTATAGTCATCATCCATTTGCAAGAAATAAGTTATGCCTAATTTTTTAGCAATATCAAAACAAGCATTTCTGGCATACACCACAACTCTTTTGTCATCAAAATTATCACCAATATCAAATTCTATGTCATCCTTATTAAATGATATTACTTCATCTTTATATTTTGATTTATATTCATCTAACTTTTTATCATCAGTTGAACATATTAAATACTTCTTACCAGTATACCCAAATCTATCTAGGGTTTTATATGTCTTAATATTATCTGGTCTGCCAAAGGTTAAAATAAAAACTGCAAAATTGTTATCTATCATAATATACCATTCTTTTTATAAGACTTTGCAATGTCATTAGTCAATTTAACATATCCACTTTCTATTGCTTTATCAAAATCAATTATAATTAAAGCTGATCTTTCCATTAAGTCTTGTACCTCTTTGTTAGAGTTTGCATAATAGTCTGCTATTTTACTGTAATCAAAAACAATATGTCTTTGTGCTGATTTAATTAAAAACTTCTTTTCAGTTTCATCTAAGGTAGAGTTATTAATATCAGTAATTAGTTCTTTGTATTTAGCATCATCTGTTAAGTCATTAATGTTTGGCTTTTCATTGTTTGGTTTATATGTTGGTGCTTCAATCTTTCTGGTATATTTATCTTCTTCTGTATCTTCTGCATCAAATGGAAAACCATCTAAACCCCAATCTTCTAATTCTTTTAACTCCCATTCATTTGCTAAACTGTCCCAATCCCATTCACCAAACCCAACATTGTCTTTTACTATAAATTCTTGTTCTTGTTCTTTTGTAAGTTCATCTGCTTTTAAAACATACACCTCTTTTAATCCAGCTTCATTACAAGCCTTTAATCTCATATTACCTCCTAGCACTACCATATCTTTATTTACTACAATAGGGCGCAGCTTAAGCATCTCTGGAAACTCTTTAATTGACTTTACTAGCTTTTTAAACTTACTGTCTTTTATAAATCTTGGATTGTTTTCATTTGGTATTACCTTACTAATCTTTACCAGTTCCATATATATATAACGTATTTAATTTATTTATTTCCTAACTTTAATTTTAACAGTCTTTCTCTCAATGCTTTTCTTTCTTTACCCTTTGGTAATTTGTCTAATAGTTGTTGTAGCTTTTGTATTAGTTTCTTGCTGTTCATAGTTAAATTGTTTGTAGGTTAGTTTAAGATTTGCATTTTTAAGTAATTCACATTTTTTACGCAAACTATCTATTTCTTTTTGCATATTTTGATAAATAAACTTTTCTTTCATTTCAGCTTTAACTGCAATAATTTCTTTTTTATCTAATTTAAGAATTTTTTTTAATTTATATTTTAATCTGTCCTTTTGAGTATTTAAAAGATTTATTTCTTTTTTTAATAATGTTTGTTCGTTTATCATTTTTACCACAAGTTCATCTTTTGAATATACTCTTTTTAGTTTTACAACTACATCTTCTATATATTTGCTCATTCTGTTTGTTAATTTATAATTTTTCTATTTCGTTTAATACTTTCTGATAGTATTCTATGTTGTTATGTGGTTTTAGTATTTCGTTTTCAAGTATAAGGCTTATATGTAATTTAGCACATTGCTTTGCTATCTTACTACTCATTGTATTGTGAAAGTCTTGACCATCCACATTGTAAAACTTCTTATGTAGGTTGTATGCTTTCTCTTTTGGTGTTTCCATAAATAGCCATTCTTTTTTAATCATAGGTTAAGTTTGTTTATTATTTCTGCAAGTACATTTACTACTATTGAGTTTCCAGCTTGTTTGTATGCTTGTGTATCTGATACTGACCATTTAAAATCTTCTGGAAAGTCCATTAGCCTAAAGCACTCTCTTGGTGTTAAACGTCTTATTTGTTTTTTTTCAAATATGTGACTACAGTTGCTTGCTGATACTCTTGTTGTTATTGTTGGTGTTACCTCTTTGTGTATTGTTTGATTGTAGCTATCCATAAAATCACCTTTCTCTAAACTTTCTTTATGTTTATTATAGTTTTGGTTTACTCTTTTGTTGTTTGTGCTTATCACACCTTGATTACAAGCAGTATCTAATGTTTGTGCTACACCTTTTCCAACTCTGCCTCTCCTTGTTTTAGAATTAGGTACACTAAAGTTTATACTGTCTTGATCTGTTGCTATTTCAAAACCTTTTTTTGTTGCTGATGGTACTTTTAAATATATACCATCTTTTGGTTGTCTCCAGTAAGAAGATAACAAACAATTGGTATTATCTTCATCACCAGTTAAAAATTCTGTTGCTCTCCCATTGCCTTTCCCCTTTTGATTATCTGTAAAATATTTTACCATCTTATCACTCAAAAAGTATTTATCATCTATACTATCTTCTAATACATCTTTTAGTTTTTTTGTTAGGTGTTGTGTTTTTGGAAACCTAAAGGTGTTATCTGCATCATCTCTTATACCAATAATAAAAACCCTTTCTCTATTTTGCGGTACTCCATAATGTTTTGCGTTCAGCACTTGCCAGTAAATATGATATGGTGTTGATTTTTCATTTGGAAATAATACTGGGTTTCCATTTACAGATTTACCACCTAACATATCTAACCAAACTTTAAAAGTTAAACCATTTGCATCTGACAATAAACCCCTAACATTTTCAAATATAAAATATCTTGGATTGTTCTTTTGTATAAACTCGTGTGAGTTGTAAAACAAAATACCTCTATCATCATCTTCTCCTTTTCTTTTTCCAGCTAAACTAAATGCTTGACAAGGTGGACTAGTCATATATATGTCTAAACTTTCTTCTGGTATTTCTCTCTCATAAACATCTTTAGGAAAATACATTGGTTCACCATAGTTTTCTATATAGGTTTGCCTTGCGTATTTATCCCAATCACAAGCATACACAGTTTGATAGTCAATACCTAACTTTCTTAAGGCTTGGTCAAAAGCACCCACTCCGCTAAAATCACTTCCCGTTTTAATCATAGTTCTATTATAGTTGCCAATGATTTATTTAATACCCAAAACTCTTTATTTAATCTTTCTTTATTTTCAAATAGTGTTGATGCTGGTACATCAAAAAATCTTCTATAAATACTCTTTAAATCTAGTTTACTTACATTGAAAACATATACCCCAGTATTATCTTGTTGCACATAAATATATTGTTTGTTTTCTTCTTTTGCTTTCTTTAAATTAACTAATGTTTTGTTTACTTCTAAAAAAGGATCTTTATATTCAGATGTTCTGTTTTTAATTTCTACTAGGTAATTATCATCAAAAGCATCATAAGAATTATATTGGTCTAGATGTTCTTCTAAGTTTAGATTTTTCTTATTGTTTAAGAATTGTATTGTTTCTGATTGTGTCATTTAAGCCCCACAGTTTATTATTTCATATTCATTTTTTGGTTTCTTCCAACTAAAAGACTTTAATACTATACTTGCCCTTTCATCATATTGTTTCTTTTGTGCTTCATCTAAATCTCTATACTCTATTTCATTATCAGTAAGATTTGAATATATCTTTTTTTCATATTTATTTATTTTTTGTAATGCTTTTGTATAATCTTTTTGAACAGTTAATAGTTTAGAAAGTTCAGAGTATTCAAAATGCTTTGGTATAATAAAATGACTTTCAAGTTTATCAAAATATTCAAATGATGATTTTTTGTATATATCAAATTGTCTTACTGCGTGTATTGCAGTTGCGTGATCATAAGAATTTATTTCTGATTGTTTACGCATAAAAATTGCTATTGCGTGGTATGTCATTTTAAACTTCTTTCTTAATATATAACAAAAAAAAGCACGATGTTCTATCACTACTCTTACCCTAGTTTTTTTATATACATCTACATCGGTTTTTTCTAACAATAACTTATATGCTTGTATTGGTGTTTTAATTAGTTTTATGCTATCCATTGCTTTGTAGTTTTTGTATGTATAAAGCTGCATCCATAAGTTCTTCTTTTAGGTGCTGCAAAAAATCATCTTTGTTATTGTCTTGTAGTGTTGTTTTGTATTTGTCTATACCCACACAACTTCTTATATCAAATTCTCTTTTTAAATCTTCTACTATTTTATCTTTCATTGTGTTCTTAATTTTAAAAGGTGGTAGCACTCAACAAATTTTTGTCTTGCTTTACCTTTGTATTCTTGTTTAAATAATTCATATAGCTTTCTTGTGTATTGGTATTTTGTTGCGCAGTCTTTAAAATGCTTTTCTGCAAACACTTTTCCCTTACCTTTAAAGTAGTTTACATTATCTGCTGTGTCGCCAACGATGCATTGCTCATAGAAATTGTACATAGCTTCTTCTTCTGATATGTCTAATATCTCTTTATGCTTGTAGTGGTAGTTGTACATCAAGCAAGGAAACTGTTTATAGTCTTTATCGATTGAAACAATCATTACCTCATCCCTACCAATATCATCAGATATTTTTTTCCAGTACCTTGCAACCATATCATCTGTTTCAATACCAAATCCCCATATACTATCGTATTGTTCTTTTACAAATTGGTGCATCTCATTTAATAGAGGTGGTAGTTCTTGTTTCTTTCTGTTGGCTTTGTAAACTGGTGTGATTAGTTTTCTGAAGTTACCCTTAGAACCACTAAAACATAATACTTTATCTATGGTGTATTTTTCTTCTAAGTCGTTCACAAGTTTCATATACTGTTGATCAAACTTATTTCTTGCATCAGCTATATCTGTGTAATACTTTTCATCATCTGGTGTTTCTCTTTTACGATAGCAACTTGCAAAAATTAAACTATCTGCATCAACTAATAAAATCATATTTCTGTTTTTTAAATTCCACAATAACCACTATCACAATCATTAAAATCTTCATCAAACAATTCTATTTGTTTTAAACTTCTTTTAATGTCTTTGTATTTCATACCGTTTTTAAAAGTTCTTTTTCCATATCCATTTTCTTCTGAATTTATAAACCATTGAAATTTGTTTGGATGCTTATCGCTCATATGTTTTAGTAATACTGGTGACCTATGAAAACAACCTATACAATTATTCATATATGCAAACCTAACTGGTTCGTCTTGCCAATACTTTTCTATTGTGTCTTTAAATGTTGGGTTAGCTATTAATGGAAAATTAGGTTTTTGCCACTCTATGTCTGCCCATTTGTTTTGATTTGTTTTACCACCTCTTTTGCCAACTATTGTTTTAAATTCTAAATTACCATTTTCATTTGTTTTTTCCAACATAGTTTTAGCACGTCTTTGTTCATTTGCCCTAAAACCAATTCGCATTTCAACTACTTCATTTATTTCTTTTCTCCACCAATCAAAAATAGGTTGCAATTTCATTTCGGTTGTACAAAATCTTTGCGTAACATTTGGTAAATATCTCTTGCCTTTTCTAACGGTTATTTCATCAAATGTTTTACCAGTAACCCAATCAATCTTTGAACCAATATACTGCTCTAAATCAAGCATAGTATATATTATCATATCATCTTCAAGTGTACCTATAAATTCTGTTCCTAATCTATCTGATACTTCTTGTCTTATTTTAGCATCTGGGAACAAACAATTTTTATCATCAGTTCTTACTAAAGAAAAAACGTTGTAATCTGCTGGATAATGTTTAGCAATATAACTTGATGTTTTACCACCAGAAATACTATTTACAGTAATCATACTAATGCTTCTTTAATCATTTTAAGGTGCATTTGCTGCATCTTCTTTTGTTCTTTAGTTACCATACTAATTATAGATGGTAAGTCTCTAAAAAGCTGGTCTACATTCATCACAAGGGTTTTGTTATTATTATATCCAAAACATAATTCTCCATCACTACACCATAAAGTATCTGTATCATATATGTAAGTATGTGATTGTGCTTCTTCTAGTTGTGATTTTAAAATTTCTATTTGAGCTTCTAATTTTTTTATTCTGTTATCTTGTCCCATTTGTCTATTGTTATGTTAAGTCTTAAATAATTTTTATTCTTTGCTGGTTTAACTTGGTAGTTAATCGATATGTCTGATATAGATGTGTCAGCTTCTGTGTAATACTCTATTTGTTTTCTTAGCTTTTCCCAAGCTGCATCATTTACTTTCATTATATTCTGTTTTAGTTTATGCAATATAGCTATAATTGAGTTATTAACAAAATTGTGTACAACTAATTTGGTTCTATATTTATATTTATTCTGACTGCATCATTTTCTTTAAGCAAGTACACATCTTTTAAAAGTCTTTTCTTTGTCCACATTGTAGTATCTGGGCAGTACTTTTT